GCTTTCTACGAAACACACCTTCTCTTGAAGCTCTACGAGAACGAGTTGGAGAAGCGTCTAGGAAAGGTCATCTCGTTGGACTCGACGGAAGAAAACTCTGGGTCAGATCAGAACATAGTGCACTGAATACCTTACTACAGGCCGCAGGTGCTATCGTTATGAAGAAGGCTCTCGTACACTTAGATCACTACGCAACGCAACACAAGATTGACTACAAATTCATAGGGAACGTGCATGACGAGATACAATCGGAGGTGGTTACAGAACAAGCAGAGAAGTACGGGTGGCTTGCAGTCGAGTGCATCAAGGCGGCTGGCCTTTCATTTGACCTCAGGTGTCCTCTCGACGGAGAATACAAGGTTGGAGACACATGGGCAGAAACGCACTAAGGTATAAAGCAAAACGGAAGGAGAACTGGAACAAAATATTTGAACACTTTGGAGGGCGCAAGTGCTCCGTGTGTGGCATAGAGTCAGAGTACCCTATCTACGATCTACACCACACGGACCCGACACAGAAGGAAATAGGTGTGTCGAAGATTGCTCACCATTCGTGGGCAAAAGTAAAGATAGAAGTAGAGAAATGTGTTCTACTCTGCTCTAACTGTCATCGAACAGAACACGCTAAGGAAAGAGAATGCACAACGACATATACAATCTCGTAGACGACATCTACGCTGTGGTTGCTTCCAAGGAAGTGCCTGAGGGTGTTGATCTGTACGAAGAGATAGAAAACTTTGGCGAAGGCTGCAAACGTCTTATGACCAACCTGTTCACAGAGAAACGTGACGGACGTAAGCTACGAATGTCTAACATAGGGCGCGACGACAGGTATCTCTGGAACGTAGTTAACAACTCTGACGTACAGGAAGAATTAACTCCTAACACTCACGTAAAATTCATGTACGGGCACTTGATAGAGGAAATGCTGTTGTTCCTCACTAGGCTCTCTGGACACAAGGTTACTGATGAACAAAAGAAATGTGAAGTTGCGGGTATCACAGGCTCTATGGATTGCAAAATTGACGGTGTTGTCACTGATGTTAAGAGCACTTCCACTTTTGGGTTTAAGAAATTCAAAGATGGAACTCTGGCTTACGATGACCCGTTTGGTTACGTTGCTCAAATTAAAGGGTACGCACACTCAGAAGGTGAAACATCGTTTGGTTGGTTAGCGATGGACAAACAGAACGGACATCTGACGTACCTGCTGTACGACTCTGCAGATACTCAGGCTCCCGTGTACGACAAGATAAGCTACGACATAGAGGAGCATATTGAACGTGTAAAAAAGATCGTAGAGCAACCAGAGTGGCCCGAAGTTTGTCACGAGACCGTACCAGACGGCAAAAGTGGAAACAGAAAGCTCGCCACTGGTTGTTCTTACTGTCCCTACAAGTTTACCTGCTGGCCCGAAGTAAGAACTTTCCTGTACTCAAGTGGTCCCAGATATTTAACAGAGGTGTTCAATGAGCCGAAGGTCACGGAAATCCAAGCACAGCAAATTTAGATCGGGGTTTGAAGAAGATGTCGCACAGAAGTTACAACCATTTGGCTTTAGCTACGAACCGTTCCAAGTGGACTACCGGATCGAACGAAGGTATACACCGGATTTTGTCTACGAGCGTAACGGACGAGCTTACCTCATTGAGTGCAAAGGATACTTTCGTGCAGGAGACACGCAGAAGTATCGTGCGGTCTCTAACTGCCTCACGGAATCACAGGAACTCATATTTGTACTGATGAAGCCTAATCAGAAAGTGAGTAAAAGTACCAAACTTACTATGGCTGAATGGTGTGACAAACACAATATTCTATGGTACAATATAGATACACTTAAGGAGTTGGTTGATTATGTCTCTGACACTAGAAGAAATTAAGGAGCGTTTGTTGCGGTTATACGACCCCGACGATCTTCTGGAAGCACTACAAATCTCTGCGGAGGAGCTACTGGACAGGTTTGAGGATAAACTCATACGCAAACTAGATGGTTTTCAGGAGGAGCTAGAGGAGGAAGAATATGCAGAATGAATGGAACATGACTGAAGACGACTGTTCAAAGTTTGAAAAGGACTGTGAGAAGCTACGTAAGAACTGTCAGGAAAGCAGGTCCATAGACGACATAACTAGAGAGGAGTGGGACAAAATGTCTAAGACATTCACAGGCAAACTGTATCACCCTCAAGATACTCATGACCCTGTAGCACAACCAGATCACTACAACAAGGGAGCTATTGAGGCCATTGAAGCAATCAAGGCGTCTATGCACCCACAAGAGTACAAGGGATACCTAAAGGGAAACTGTCTGAAGTACCTGTGGCGTTACGAGTACAAGAACGGCATAGAGGATCTACGGAAGGCTCGTGTCTACCTAGATTGGCTCATCAAGGAGGTTGCCTTGTGAAGATCATAGAAGGGAAGTTTGGTAGAGACACAGAAGAAAAAGAGATAACAACGGCTGAGTTTCTGACTGCGTTTGCAGCTAAGGCTCAGATACAGGAGACTGCAGGTAACAAACCTAAGGTAGTCGTTGTTATGTACGAGGACGGTCAGATGTTTGAAGTAGCATCCAACGAAGAGTACCCTGATGGGGTGTACATGCTACTACAGTTAGCATCACAGGCAATCATTAACGAGACACTAGGAGTAACAGAATAGATGGACGCATACCAACAGTACATACACAAGTCACGGTACGCTAGGTACTTACCTGAGGAGCAACGCCGGGAGACTTGGGAAGAAACAGTAAACAGGTACATCAACTTTTGGGTAGACCGTGGACACCTCAACGACTTTGACGTATCAGAGATATTCAAGGCAATCCATGACCTAGACGTAATGCCGTCCATGCGAGCACTGATGACCGCTGGGAAGGCCTTAGAGCGTGACAACGTAGCAGGGTTTAACTGCAGCTACCTTCCTATAGACAGCCCTAGATCATTTGATGAACTCATGTACGTACTTCTTTGTGGCACCGGCGTAGGATACTCAGTAGAGAGACAGTACATCTCTAAGTTACCAGAAGTTGCGGAGGAATTTCATGCCACAGACACAGTTATCCATGTTGCGGATAGTAAGATCGGATGGGCGAAATCGTTTAGGGAACTGGTATCACTGCTCTATTCAGGTCAGCTTCCAAGGTGGGACGTTAGTAACGTACGAAGTGCAGGTTCCCCACTCGCAACTTTCGGAGGTCGTGCAAGTGGTCCAGAACCTCTCGTCGATCTCTTCAAATTTACAACAGAACTCTTTCAAGGATCTGCTGGAAGAAAACTTAGCTCCATTGAATGCCACGATCTTTGCTGTAAAATAGCATCGTGTATAGTCGTGGGTGGCGTCAGGCGTAGCGCCCTTATCAGCCTCAGCAACCTCACGGACGACAGGCTCCGAAGATGCAAGCACGGTCAGTGGTGGGTAGACGAGCCCCAGCGTGGCCTAGCGAATAACTCTGCCTGCTACACAGAGAAGCCTGACTTTGAAGCCTTCTTAAACGAGTGGACCAGCTTGTACGAGTCACGCTCTGGCGAACGTGGCGTGTTTTCTCGTGTCGCTAGTCAGAAGCAGGCGGCTAAGAACGGGCGTAGGAACAGTGAGTGTGATTTTGGAACCAACCCTTGTAGTGAGATAATCTTAAAACCGTACCAATTTTGCAATCTATCTGAAGTCGTGGTAAGACCTCAGGACACCCTAGCCACGCTCAAGCAGAAGGTACGTACTGCTACGGTACTCGGTACGCTACAGGCTACCCTGACTGACTTCAGGTATCTCAGGAGCATCTGGAAGACTAACACGGAAGAGGAAGCCCTACTAGGGGTAAGCCTCACGGGTATCATGGACCACCCTCTACTGTCAGGCCGTGGGGACAAGGGTAAACTCAAGCGGTGGCTTACGGAGATGCGTAATGAAGCTATTGTTACTAACCAGAAGTGGGCTAAGAAACTGGGTATTAATCAGTCTGTCGCAATTACTGCAGTTAAGCCTTCAGGCACTGTTAGTCAGCTGGTCGATAGCGCTAGTGGCATCCATCCTCGTTATAGTGCACAATACATACGCAGAGTACGTGCAGATGCTCGTGACCCACTTTGTACCGTCCTAGAGGCCGCAGGAGTCCCGTCAGAGGACGATCAGATGAACCCCAGTACTAGGGTATTCTCCTTCCCTATAGCGGCTCCTGAGGGCGCTGTGACAGCCTCAGACATGGGTGCTATGGAGCAACTAGAGCTATGGATGCTATATCAGCAGCACTGGACGGAACATAAGGTGTCTATGACCTGCTACTATCGGGATCACGAGTTCCTAGAGGTGGGACAGTTTATATATAACAACTTTGATGAAATCTCTGGTATATCCTTCCTACCTTACTCAGACCATAGCTATGTTCAGGCTCCCTATGAACCCATAGACAAGGCTGAGTACAACAAGTTAGCTAAGGACTTTCCTAAGGAAATTCAGTGGGATATCGAGGAAACCACAGACAATACTGAAGGTAGTCAGCAGCTCGCTTGTTCTGGAAATAATTGCGAGCTATAAGCATATAACAAAACGGTATACAATAAAGCTTGACTTTTGGTGAAAAATGTGGTATAATATAGGTATACTATAGAAAACTTTAGGGTGAACAGGAGTGCAGTCCTTAGTAGCCCTTTCTTACTGCACTAGGAGATTCTTATGTACAAACTACTATCTTTCATCATAATGATAATACTAGCTCCTCTCTGGATACCTTTAGCCATCTATATCGGACTAACGTATCACTGGGAAGATACAGTCCCAACTCAGGAGGACTTAGATTATGAGTAAGTCTAAAGAAATGACTGTAGGTAGTAAGTACGGTTCTTGGGAAGTACTAGGGCTTGCTGAAGAAAAGACATCCTGTGGAGGCCTTAAGTATAACTGTAGATGTGCCTGCGGTACTGAGAAAGCTGTATCTGGTACGCACCTTAGGCTTGGTAATACTAAGAAGTGCAAGAAGTGTTCCAGCAGGGCAAATTCCCAGAAAGCTATATGGGCGGCAGGCAAGAAGGCCGCTAAGTTCTACGCCATGAGGTCTGGGCCGTACGTGAAGTTTGGCGTATCAGATGACCCAGATCGTAGACTGCGGCAGATAAGCACACAAAACCCCTACCCAACAGAGCTAATGTGGGTAGAGGATAATGTGGGCGATTTAGAGGAGTTCTACCACACCCTGTATGCCGACAGGCGACACGTAGGAGAGTGGTTTCACTTCCCTTAGACAAATCTAATTATACCGAAGCGTTTCTCGGCTACATGACCGTCTACTTCCTGCGGTGTACTAGCAGCATCATAAGGTGTGCTAATGCCCTGTCGCTGTAGTTCCTTCACTCGCTCTTTCTGAGAGTGCCCGAGACAGTAATAGTCGATCGGCGTGTATTGTACTGTGTGCTTATCTTTGTTCTTCATCTTTACTTCCCTCTTTTGTTAGCTAGTTCAAGTTCTTTAAGTAGTTTGGGATCTTCTGCTTTAAGTCTTTCCAAGGCTCCTTCCTTATTTTTCAAGTTTCTATAGAGGGCCGCTTTTCCTAAAATTGGCATTTTACGGATGGATTCCTTTCTTTCTTTGGAAAACATAACCCCCTGAGGAACCGTGAGTTGCCCAGCTACTGCCGCTTGTCCACCAGTGGTCATCGCTGTTGTTGCTCCCACCTTTTCTGCTACGCCTCCTACAGCAGACACCCCTCTTCTTATAGCCGCTTGTCCTGCTGTCTGACCCGCGAGAATACGCTGGGTAACCTCTTGCGATAAAATACGAGCACCTATAGAACCAGTAACAATAGTAGAGCCTATTTGATCGCCTGTCTTGGGTAGAAATAAACCAGCCGCCTGCCCTACTAAGGCAGAGTTAAACAGAGACTCAAAAACACTAGGCTGAAAGGAACTAGGCATCATTTCTTTAAGCGCGTTTACCTCTTGTTTAGCCCTAGCTATTTTACTATCAACATCAGCTAGCTGCAACGATACTCGTTCCTTTACCTCGGCAATTCTTAAGTCTATAGCCCTCTTACCTTCCGCAGTAGCCCCTTGAACTTGTTTTTGTCTATTAAGCTCTGCAATTTCA